CCGTATGTTCGACTACCTAAGAACGGTATTCGAACACGTGATTGTCATCAGCCACATCGAGTCGATGAAGGACATGGTAGACAACATCATCGAGATCACGACGGACGAGGAAGGTTACTCGCACATCGAGGTCTGAAAGGAAGACGGAGCATGTTTTGGATGTTGAGAAATTCTTCGGGCAACAAGGACGCGATCCTGACCCTCGCGGTCGTAGGCTTCGCGTTCTGTCTCATCAAGGTCCTCCTCGCGGGAGTGACCATCGCTGTCGCTGGTCGGACGTTCGACTGCGGCACGATCGACGGATCGTCCATCGCGGCGATCCTGGCACCCACCCTGGGCGCCTACGTCGGTCGCCGGTACACCGACCGGAAGTACGGCGGTGATCCGGTCCCGGGAGTGGAGGCGGTCAAGCTCGATCCGAACGCCACGGACGCCGCCGCGGCGAAGAAGTAGATGGAAGCCAGGACCAAGGGTCTCCTCACACTCTTCGGAGTGATGACGGCGGCCATCATCGCCCTGGTGATCGCCCTGGCCTGGCAGCAGCACGTCCATGCCAACCAAGTCGTCGCCCTCCAGAACCAGCTGGCCGAGAAGGACAAGACCCTGGAGATCCAGAAGGGTCTGTACACCAAGCTGACGGAGCAGACCAAGAACATCCAGGGAACCCTGGACTCGAGGGACACTCAGGTCAAGGAGCTGGAGGATCAGGTCAAGAAGGCCAAGCAGCAGCTTCTGGACGCCACCCAGCTGGTGATCACCTGGAAGAAGAACTACGAGGGACTGGCGAAGGCGACCCAGACTCCCGTTCCCATCGATCCCAAGAATCCGCCCACCAATCCCATCGAGATCGCCAAGGGTCGTGAGAAGGTGGACTTCCACGAGGACTTCGGCTACATCAAGGTGGACGGGTGGACGCTCACCAATCCGCCCCAGGCATGGGTACGCCTGACGCAGGGGAGACCACTCAAGCTCACCCTGGCCCTGTCACAGGACAGCACCAAGGCGTGGCACACCTACGCCACCTCTTCCGAAGACAACATCGGCATCGACATCGCCGTCACGTCCGTCAACCCATACGTGCTCCAGCCCAAGTGGTACGAGCACATCGGGGTAGCCGTCGACCTGGGAGCCGGGACGAACCAGTCCGGAGTCGGCGCCCTGGTCGGTCTCGGTCTCAACTACCAGTTCATGCAGTTCACTCTGGGACCGCACGTCTGGCTAGGTCTGAACAACACCGTCGACAAGTACTATGGGATCTCCTTCGAGTGGAGACCCTTCCAGAGGAAGTAGATGCCGACCAAGCCTTCAGATCGTTTCGTCGTCTACAGTCTTCGAGAGACCTACGCTGAGCTCGGGTCTTTCGAGTTCAAGGTGGTTCTCTCTCCTCGGCACTTCAAGAACAGCCATTCCTCTGAAATGACACTGGTAGACTCCGACGGCAAGCCCATGCGCTTCGAGCTGAAGAAGTGGGGCCGGAAGATGAACTGCGTCTTCTTCGTGGACGAGAACACGGCTGACGGCGTCGCCCAGGCGAGGCTCCAGCTGCAGGACGACAGGGGCAACCAGCACCTGGGCCATCTTACATTCTGGGTGATCAAGTGAGCGACCATCACAACCTCCGCGTACCCGCCTGGTGTCCCCAGTGCAGCCTTCCCATGAAGGGACACAAGTCCACGATGTCTTTCTACGACTACGGAGTCTGCATGAACTGCTTCATCGAGTTCATCGAACACCGGGAGCAGCGTTGGAAGGACGGATGGCGTCCTAACGAAGAACAGCTCAAGGCTTTCGCCGAAAAGATATCGTAAAGACTTCTCGAAAGTCAGCTCTTTTTTCTTGAAGTCTTCTACTTAGCTAGAGATGCATCTAAGCATCTGGGAGCATTCAAGAAAATGAACAAGCCCGAGAGCTTCGAAGTCACAGAGTACAACGACGTCCGGGAGCCGATGCAGACCTTCCAGACGATCAAGCAGATCGTCGAGGACGAGAGGGTCGACGGTCGTCACCCCTCCTGCGCCTACAAGGTGGACTTCCTTGGGGATGTTCTGCGGGTCCAGGTGACGATGTTCGAGATGCACCTGCCCCAGCGCATGGCCGAGGTCCAGGACACCTGCCACAAGCTTCAGAAGGCCTACGTCAGCTCGCTCAAGAAGGAGTTCAAGAAGCGGGCCAAGAGGGACCTGAAGCTCAAGGAAATCAAGGACAAGGCCGACTACACGGTGCAGAAGGTGTCGCTCAACGAGCGGTACTACTACATCGCCTGGCACATGTACGAGCTCGACGTCTAAGGATCACACCTTGGCGACGAAGAACACAATCAGGGATGAGATCATCCGCTGCGGGCGGGACCCGGTCTACTTCATCAAGAAGTACGTCCGGATCCAGCACCCGGTCCGCGGGCTCATCCCGTTTGCGCTCTTCGACTACCAGGAAGACCTGATCCGGGACTATCTCAAGAACCGCTTCAACGTCATCCTGAAGGCCCGCCAGCTCGGCATCTCCGAAGTCACCGCCGCCTACGCCCTCTGGCTCATCCTCTTCCACCGCGACAAGAACGTGGTGGTCATGGCCTCCAAGGATGAGACCGCCAAGAACATCGTCCGCAAGGTCCGTACCGCCTTCAAGAAGCTCCCGAAGTGGCTCGTCCTGGCGGACCAGATCTCGGACAACGTCAAGTCGATCGAACTCACGAACGGCTCCCGCATCCACTCCATCGCGACATCAGGTGACGCCGGCCGTTCAGAAGCCGTCTCGCTGATGATTGTCGACGAGGCGGCCTTCATCCCGGGCTTCGACGACCTCTGGACCGGTATCTACCCGGTCGTGCAGGCCGGCGGTCGCGCCATCATCCTGTCGACCCCGAACGGCGTCGGCAACAAGTACCACCAGCTCTACACGGACGCCGAGACCGGCGAGAACGACTTCAACCCGACCCGTCTCATGTGGTGGCGGCACCCGGAACACGTCGTCGATCTCGAGGACGACCCTCTCCGTCCCGGCTTCAAGACCTCTTCCTGGTTCAGGAAGGAAGTCAAGTCGGCGAACATGGGTCCCCGAGAAGTGGCCCAGGAGCTCGAGTGCAACTTCAATGCCTCGGGTGACACCGTCATCACCGGCGAACGTCTCGAAGAGATCGAGAAGGGCGTCCTCCCGCCGATCAGCATGGAGCTCGAAGATCGAGCCCTCCATGTCTGGTGGCCGTACGACTCCGGCAACACCTACCTGATCACGGCCGACGTTGCCCGAGGTGACGGCAAGGACTACTCGGCCGCCCACATCTTCGAGCTCAGGAACATGAGCCAGGTGGCGGAATACTACGCCAAGGTCCCGCCCGACCAGTTCGCCAAGAGCCTCTGCAAGATGGGTGAGACCTACGGCAATGCCATGCTGGTGATCGAGAACAACCAGGTCGGTCTGGCCTGCCTGGAACACGTCCGCCTGGCATGCTACCCCAACGTGTACTACTCCCGCCGCGGAGACCAGAAGCCCGGTGAGGCGGTCAACACCCTGTTCGGGATTCACGATCCTGACCTCATCCCAGGGTTCACCACCTCCCAGCGCACCCGCCCGCTCATCTGCAACAAGCTGGAGGAGTACATCCGCACTCGGAGCATGGTCATCCGGAGCCGGCGCTTCCTTCAGGAGCTCCGCACGTTCATCTGGAACAACGGTCGTCCGGAAGCCATGAAGGGCTACAACGACGACCTGGTGATGTCCGGGGCCATCGCGGCCTGGGTAAGGGACACCGTCATGGGTCCCAGCTTCGCCACCCAAGAGGTGAACAAGAAGCTGATGAACGCCATGTCGAAGACCACGACACTGAACTCCGACATTCCGGGAGCCAACAAGGACCCGAAGATCGCACGCCAGCAGGCCCTGGGAATCTTTGGCGGTGGACAGACAGATCCGCGCAAGATGAAGATCACCCTGCCGAACGGGATCGTCGAAGACTATAGCTGGATCTTGAAGGGATAAGACATGCCTGAGCTGCAGACAAAGACGAGAGAGCCCGAGAACATGTGGAAGCGCCTCACCAGGCTCTTCCGTTCAGGCCCCGTCGTCCGTCACAAGATCGCTGCCGGTGAGAAGCTCAATGAGCCGCGTGGAACCGCGAGGGCCTATAAGAAGGAGCTGAGCTCCCTCTACGTCCATTCGCTCGCCAGCTACGGCCAGTACGAGCGTCTCGCCCGTTACGCCGACTACTCCGAGATGGAGTTCACCCCGGAGATCGCCTCCGCTCTGGACATCTACGGTGACGAGGTCACCTCCTTCGACGAGCACGGGCAGACCATCAAGATCGTCAGCAAGAACCAGGAGATCAAGCAGACCCTGGAGACCCTGTTCTTCGACATCCTCAACTTCGAGTTCAACGCCTGGAGCTGGACCCGCAACCTCTGCAAGTATGGCGACTTCGTCCTGTTCGTGGACGCCTCCGAGTCCAACGGCATCCTGAACCTGCTCCCCATCCCGATCAACGAGATCGAGCGTGAGGAGGGGTACGACAAGGAAGACCCGTTCGCCGTCCGGTTCCGCTGGCTGACCCAGGGCAACATGATCCTGGAGAACTGGCAGGTCATCCACTTCCGGCTCCTGGGCAACGACAACTTCCTCCCCTACGGCGCGTCCATCATCGAGCCGGCCCGCCGCATCTGGCGGCAGCTGATCCTCATCGAGGACGCGATGCTGGTGTACCGCATCGTCCGTTCGCCCGAGCGGCGCGTGTTCTACATCGACGTGGGCAACGTCGCTCCGGCCGACATC